ACTTGCGCCGCGTACTGTTCCGGGGTCAACCCAAGCCGCTTGGCGAGAGCGGCGGCGGAGGCGGTGATACGCACTTTGTCGCGTGATGTTGGAGCACTGCGAGACGCAGGGGCCACCACGGAGCCTGCTTGCCGAGAAGGTGCCTTCACCTCGATGTCTTCGTCGGCAAACTTATCAGGGAAACGCCGCCTCATGGCTGCGTCTATTTGACTATAATACTCTTCGCTCCCAAGAGCAATGCCGCTCTTTATGACTCGGTTGTGGACAACCATGGCCACTGCGGTCATTTCCTCGTCATTGTGCTTGTCAGGTCCAAACCAAGGGTTCTTGGCTATCCACTCCATGGTCCGAGCATCGGGTGTTGGGGGTGTCGGAACGTCACGCTGAACGGGCTGCGGCTTCTGCGGCGGGGCTGGGCGGAAGGAGTCAAGGCGCATCTTCTCCGCCTTGAGCTCCGTCAGTTTCTCCTGCGCAGTGACAAGTGCGTCCGCATCTCCTGACTCATACGCCGTCTTGTAGGCGGCACGGGCTCGGTCAAGCTCGACGTCAACACGAGCCTTGGCCTGCCCGACGAAGAGGGTCTCACCCTCTGCGTACTTGGCCTGCATGGCCTCGAGAGCACGCTTCTGTGTCTCCGCGTAGCGGATGGCTTCTTCCTTGACACGCTCCGCCTCTTCCTTGCGGCGGCGCTCTTCATGGAACTCGAACTTCAGCTTCTTGATGCGCTTCTGCACATTCTCGCTGTAGCTCTCGAGTTCGGAGTCGTCAGGGATTTCAGGCTCGGCACCTTCAGGACGACGAGGCTTGCCCCGATCCTGCTCCGGGGTGTCATCCTCGATCTCGACCTCAAACTTGTCTTCCGATCCCCCACTCATGCTCTGCTATACCCCCTCGGGTCTTCGACAACGGCTTCGACCGTGTCATCATGGATCAGTCGGAACTCCCTACCAAGAACCTTGAACCTAGTGCCCGAGTAGGAACGGAAGATGACGAAGTCACCTTCCTTGCACCAAGGACCATGTGGGAACTTGCTTGGGTCAGTGTAGGCGTCCGGTCCTAACTTGATGACAAACCCCATAATTGAGGCCGTTTCCTCGGCCTTCTTCAGGGCCTCAGGCATGAAGACGCCGCCATCGGTCTTCTCTTGAACTTCGGGGATTGCGATGAGGAGCTTGTACCCAGTGGGTTCTGGCAGTTTTGCCTTCAGGTGCTCGTCATCAATCTTTTTGGCAGTATACATCTACACCTCATGCAGTGACTTTGGGCGTCACAGTTGCCCTTGCGCGAACATTCGCGACTGCGCGGCACGCTAGATCATCGTGCCTCAGTCTTCAAGAAATCTCTTCTCGATCTCCTTCGCGTCTTCGACGATCTCGCTCATGGCCTGATACCGGCCAGTGATGCTCATGTACTCCTCGTAGCTCTTGGCCCCACCCTGAGCCAAGAATTGTTCTATAGAACTTTTCCTCTCCTCGAGCCTGCGGATGAGCAGGCTCATTATCGTGTCACTCACCGGTTGCTCCCAGTTGCTTCACCGCTTCCTTGGCGATCTCAACCCCGATCTTGGCGCCCTCGAGACGCTCCTTGCTGGCCATATCGACGTAGTCCACGGCCATCTTCGCGCCGATGCGAGCCCGTTCGCGCTCCTCTTCGGACTGGATGCGCTCGCGCTGTATCTCGATGTTGGCGGTCTTGTTGGCGAGATCGAGTTCCATCTTGGCCTTGTCGAGTTGCATCTGGTGCTGCGACTCGGCCTCCTTCATGGCGACCTCGCGTTCGCGAAGCTCCAGTTCCTTCATCTGCATCTGTGTCAGCGGGTTCTGCATCTGCTGCTGCGCCTGCTGCTGTGCAGCCTCTTGCTGGTTCTTGCCGAGGAGTTTCTGTGCCGCCTGAGCGACGATGCGCGACAGATCGGCCTCGACATCATCGGGCAGTTGCTCGTCTTCGGGCGGCAGCGGGACGCCGAGTTGCTTCTCGACCTCCTTGCGGTACTGCATGGCCACATGCTCGGTGATGTGTGCCGACATGGCGTTCATGATGGCACCGGCAAATGGTGACTGGCCGACGAGTTGCTGAATCTTCGGGTCTTGGGCAGCGGCCATGTGGACGGCGATGTGTGCCTCGTGGTCCTGATAGAGGAACGCCTTGACAGGCTCCTGCTTGAGGATGGCCATGTTCTCGGTGACGGGGTCTTTCGGCTTGATGTCGTCCGGGAGCTTGATGATGTCGGGCGCGTCTTGGATGCCCAGCACCTCGAGCATCTGCCGGTGCAGTTTGCCCATATCATAGAGTTGAGGTGCCTGCTGCGAGAGTTGCAGGGCAGCCTGATACTGCATGATCCGCTGCGACATTGTGGCAGCGTTCGGGTCGGAGACGGGGATGACGTCGATGGTTTTCAGGTCGAAGTCATCGACACGGCTGAAGGTGTTCTTGTCGCCAGCGACTTCGTACTCGTAGGCATCGGGCATGAAGTCGTGGATGACCTGCGCGAGGATGCGCAGTTCCTTCTTCATCGCCGCATGCATCCGGGCTTGGACGCCAGACAGAACCTTCATGGACCGTTCCATGAGGGCGAGGGTCGTGCCAACGGGTGCCTGCGCGTTGATGTCCCCGACTTGGATGTCGGCAACGGAGCCGATGCGACGCGCTTCCTCGACCATGTTCTGGAGGAGGGAGTAGAGAACTCCAGACGGTTCCTTGAACGGCAGCGGGAAGATCGAGTCGCGGATGGCGCCGCCGGGAATGTCCACGTCCCTGAACTCGCCCGGCTGGATGGGGGTGTTGTCGCCCTTGATGCGGAGGCCACGAGCCTTCAGACCGCCAGGCAGGTTGGCGAGTGTGCCTGCATCGATGAGTTGGCGCAGGATGGATGTAGCCGAGCGCGACAGGCCACCGATCATGTGGATCAGGCCGATGCCGTAGAAGCCGAGGCCGGGCAGGTATGGGTAATGGACGAAGTGCGAGCGCTTGTCCTTGTACTCGTCATCCTCGTACCAGTTCCTGCGGATCGACAGGATGGTCTTCGAACTCTTGTCGATGGTGATGACGTAGGGGCGAGCGATGCCATCAGGGTCGTTGTAGGGCTCAGGCAGGTCGTAATCGACGTGCATCTCGAGAAGGGTGTGCCGGTCGTCGTCTGAACCGGGGGAGGTGACGCCCTCTATCTCGTCGTACTTCTCCTGAATGTCGCTCTTCTCGAAGACAGCGGGCGGGAGTTCGACGTCACGATAGAATCCGTTTGCCTGCAACTTCTTGATTTCGTTGGGTGTCTTCTTCATCACATGGGTGTAGCGCTCGGCTGACTCGATGTTGGACGAGCCGTAGTTGATGATGAAGTCCTCGGCTGGCACGAGAATGGAGACAGGGCGACGCTTGAGGGTGTCGTAGTAGACCTTCTTGAAGGCAGAACCGGCGAGGGCGAGGCGGAAGAGCATCTGCTCCGTCTCGTCGCGGTATTCGACCATGCGCTCGGTGATGATGTAGTTCATCTCGTTCTGCACACGGTTCGACTGCTCGAACTTCTCCTTGGTCATCTTGCCGACAATCTTGGTGCGGGCAGGCCCAGACGCGGGGAGAAGCTCACTGATTGCCTGCGCTTGGAAGCGCACGACAGATTCTGTCAGGACAGGATGGAAGACACCGGCTGCACCCTGCCAAGGGATGGTGCGCTCTTCGAACTTGAGGCCGAGCAGATCGAGGCCCTTGACGTAGGTGTCCGCCCAGTCCTTGCGAGAGTTGCGGTCGGACATGAAGCTCTCGACGAGGTCCGAGGCAATGGCTTCCAGATCGGCTTCGTCGATGAACTCGGCATAGTTGGAGTTGTGCTCAGGCCCCATGATTTCTTCGGCGATGTCGCCTGTGAAATCTATGACGAGGGTGCCGTCATCTTCGGTGGTGATGGAGACTGCCTCCGGGTTGACGACATCAACCTCAAGGGCGGCAGCGTCGGGGTTGCCTTCGACCTCGAGATCGAACGGCTCCATGGGCTTTACGACGGCCATAGACAGTCTCCTTGTTGGTGTCAGCGCTGACGTCTACGCGCCATGAGGGCCTCGAGTCCAGAGCGCCGTATCGGTGTGGGTCTACGTACTACCGGGCTCAGTGTTTGAGGCGCGGGAGCGACCGGCTGTGCAACCTGCGGTACGATTGGTTGTGCGACCTGTGGCGCAAGGGGCTGCTGTACGGTTGGCTGCGCGATTACGCTCTGACCTCTCACGGGTGCCTGACCCATCGCAGCCTGCTGGCGGAGCATCATCAGTTCCTGCATCATCTGCTGCTGAGCCTGTTGCTGCTGCATGGCGTACTGCTGCTGACGCTCCTGCATCTGCTGGTTCATGGCCTGAGAGGCATTCTGAAACGCCTGATACTCGGGAACGTTCGTGAACGGGTTGGACGTCACGGCCCTTTGCTGCTCGAGGGGCATGTTCCGGTAGTTGCGGTATGCGTCCGTGTTCTCGAATGCCTGTTGCAGGGACTGCATCCGCTCTATCTCCGCAGGGGATGGCTGCGGCGGCATCATTGGCTGCTGCATGGGCGGCATCATGGGCCGCTGCATCGGGCCGTCATATTCCCTCATGACGCCGAATCCGGCAGGGGCACCGCCCAGTTGCTGTGGCGCAACCTGCTGCTGCATAGGGGTTGCCTGACCACCCTTGGAGGAGCCGCCTCCGCTCGATTGTCCGATACCCATGTCGCTCTCCTTGTGGGCTTTGCGGCACTATACCACAGTTTGCGGGGCTAGGAAGTCAGTAGTAGGGCTCTGCCGGTATGGGTGGACTGACGTCGTCGTCGTAATCATCGAGGGATGTCCTGATCCAGCCACCCTGCCTGAAGCGTATGAGCGCCTGAGAGGTCGAGTCGACGTAGTCATCATGCTCCCCGGATGGGAACGATGCGCACTCCTCGATGACCTCATCTGCCCACCTGTACTGCGGTGCCCAGACGAACCCGCTCTGGAACAGGTCTGAGATGGCGTTAACGCGGGCTATCTTGTCGTTACCCCTCGACGGCACGAACTCTGTCACGGGAAGGCCCATGGCCCTCAATTCGAAGATGAGCGGGGCACCTGACGCCTTCTTCTCGACGACGAGTTGGTCTGGCTCGTACTCCCGGTACTTCTCGAGTGCCATCTTCTTCAGTTCGGGGAACTCGAGTTTCTCCTTGTAGGCATCGAGCAGGATAAGATTCGGGTGTGCCTCGCCATCATCTCCCCTGCGCATGAAGACACCCCATGTGGTGCAGGCCGAGTAGTCGCTGCGCTGGGTCTTGAGGAAGGCGGTGTCCCAAGACTGGATGATTGCCTCGCAATGCGGAGGATCGTCGTAGTCCCACCGCTTCCACCAGTCCCTCTTGATGAGTGCCCCCTCCTCTGCGGTGGGGTTCTGCATGTACTGGGCGTTCCACTTGGAGATCGGAAGCTCCTCCTTGAGTGCCTCCAACTCCTTGAGGGTCCAGAACTCGGGCCATACCGGCTGGCCTGACGGCATGATGGCGGGGAACTCGATGACCTCCCAGTCATCCACGCCCTCTCTCTGTGACGAACGCTTCAGAATCTGGCCGGTCAGGTCTCTCTTCGACCACCGGGTCATGATGAGAACGATGGCACCACCCGGCTGAAGACGCTGCCGTGGACCCGAGGTGTACCATTCATACACGCCGTCATAGACGGCAGGGTTGGTCTCCCCGAGCTTCGCCTCCTGTTCCGAGTGAGGGTCGTCGATGATGAGCAGATCGGCACCCTTACCCGTCACCGTGCCTCCGACACCAATGGCGAAGTACTCACCCATCTTGGAGGTAGACCATCTACCCGCCGCCTTCGAGTCGCTGGAGAGCTTGGTGTTGGGGAAGATCATCTGGTAGTCCTCACCATCGATGAGGTTCTTCACCTTCCGACCAAAGCCAACCGCAAGCTCTGCGGTGTTGGAGGTCTGGATGATCTTCTTGTCCGGGAACCTGCCCATGTACCAAGCCGGAAGCAGATAGGAACCAAACTCCGACTTGGTGTGCCGTGGTGCCATGTTGATGATCAGACGCTTCAGAGTGCCGTTCGCAATCCTCTCGAAGGCATCAGCCATGATCTTGTGGTGCCTCCCAGCAATGAAGGCAGGCCACATCCTCTGGACGAAGTCCAAGAAGTTCAATCGAGCTTTCTCGACATCCCTCATCTTCTCCAGAAGCTCCAAGTCCTTCAGTAGTGCCTCCCTCTCGGAGACAGGCACAGATGACAGACGCTTCAGGATGTCTTCCAGTTTCACCATGGAACCTCAGAGAGGGTAAGGGTGGATACAAGCGGGGGAGCGACCAGTATCCACCCCGAGATCACAAAGACCTCTGTGATCCAACATAGCCCCTGTGTGCCTGTGAGTCCAGTGCGTTCGAGAAGCGAACGCTCTCTATAGTATATATAGTATATAGTATGTAGTATATATATAATGTATATTGTATGTAGTATATACTACTTCTATTACCAAACAATATATATACTACAATTACTACATATATACCAAT